GGGCGCCTGGTCGCCCTTGCCCCCCCTCCCATCGAGCGGTGCCCCCCTTCAGCCCAGAAGGAAAACTGGGTTATCAAACCAACAAACAGGTGTGGCCCTGTCTAAACAGCTGCAAATCAACCTTGTAACTCTTTTAAGTTTGATGCCCCTCACATTTGTGGGGAGACCCGTAACCGATACGCTCATTTTGATACCGGACTAACGCATACCATCTTGATAGTTCCGGCCCAGTCTTAGAATTTAAGTGCCAAGACTGATTGACGCGCTCTTACACCATCTCAAGTTGACGATTGATGACGATCGGTACTACTTTCCGGCCCAAGCTTAGGAATGCGGTGCTAAGGTCTAGCGACCCTAAGCCAACTTCCATGCTTCCCCGATTATGTGGTATACCTTTTGTCATCACGTGGAACTTGGAGCGTGTATAGACCCCTGACATTGGTCTAAGCTTATCTTCATGGCTCCCCGATTATGTCTGTCACCCTGGTTCGGCGGGTGGTGGTTTCATGTGAAGCCATGTGTTACGGTCTCACTGACTAATGGTGATGACCTCACTCTTTGAAGACGAACACCGGTCGTTTGACGCTTGTAGGACGATAGGTTTATTTTCCTGTTAACACTCTCTTTTCTACCTCCAGTTGTTCTATTTCTGGAGACGGAGCGCCAGCCCCGTTGTTTCTTGCAGACGAGTCTCGTGGGTCTTTCCCACTCTCGAAAAGAGGCTCGACACTGGTGCGTGTTTCGTGAAGAAAGTTTTCTGTTGACCCTAACTCGTTGCACACTTGTCACGTCTGTAGCGACCTCTAAAAGCGGGCGGAATTCCCCATCCGGCAACGGATGCCTCCCGGGCCAAAAGCCAAGGTGTTCAAAGCACCCTTTTAGAGCGGCTCAACCCCAGAGCCACGTGATTTTTGTGTCTCGTTTGAAGACTTCAGCGGACGATCTCAAGCGACTCACGTAGGAGAACCCATAGATGTCCATCAGGTACCCGTTTAGCCTTAGCGACGGATCTGAGATGGAGACTCCTCCCGTGCTTTACACGGGCTGGAGTTTAAAAATTGCCCAAGTTCTCCCGGATAAGTGGTCTTATCCTTCCAATATGCTAAGATTGACATTATGGCTACAACAAATGGTACTCGGCTTTGCTGCTGCTCATGCGACTGTTCACCACTCAATATCTGCGACAATTGCATCTCTTGCTGCTGCTCCTGCTACGACTCTTTCTGTAGTTTATCCAAGTCTTTCAATATTGACCCCCCTTTTAATATTTCATCCCTTCCTACTCATACCCTTTCCCCCTCTCTTCAATTTGATACTCCTAGAGGATTCACCATGGATATGGATAAGTGGATGGATGATTCGGCCGACCCCACGTCGTGGCTTTCACACACGACGTGGGATTCGGACGACGAGGACCTGATATTCCAACTTGAAGGTCCCCCTGACGACGACTCGGACATCCCGGATTGGCCCTGTGACGATCCCACAACTGACTCACAACCATGGAAGACCGTTTCTCGTCCCCTTATCATTGAAGATGAACCCTATTCACCCTGGATGAAGTGGGGTTACCTGGTTCCCTACACTCATCTTGAGTGTGAGGGAGCGGGTAGTTCCAAGCCTTCGGTCTCGGGATCCTCTTCTACTGGCAACGAAGGCAGTATTACTTACAACATTTATCAAAACCAGTACCAGAACTCTATGGATCTTTCTGGTAGCTCCACTAATCAAGGTGGTGCTTCTGCTGCCTCTCCTGCTTCTACGATATCTTCTATTCTTTCCTCTACTTCTAATCTGGTTGGCTCCCTCCTGCCTATTGCTCTCGCTGACCAGGACACTGAGGAAACTACACTACTCTCAGACAGGCTCTCAAAAACGGTTAAGGGTGTGACTGCCGTAAACTCGCAATCTTCTGTGGGTGTTGCACGCTATTACCGTTCTAACAAGCCAGAAGAGCCGACTTCATGTGCTGACAAGTCAACCATGCCTGCACCATCAACAGAGAGGTTCTTTTCATTCCAACTCAAACCATGGACCTCCACCCAGACTTGCTTTCAGTATTTGGCCTATCCACTTCCTAAATATCTTCTTCAACAAGATTCGGTATTTACAGAAATGGCCCTTAGACATTATTGTTTTAAATCTGGTTGGAGAGTGATTGTACAATGTAATGCTTCCGCCTTTCACCAAGGATGTTTGCTTGCCATGCTTGCCCCTGAATGGACTTGTGATTCTGGAAATGTTGTCCCAGACTGGAAGACGCCCAACTCTTCTTCTTTTGATGCATCCTATTGCAACCCCTTTCAGTGGCCTGTTTACCCCCACCAATTCCTGAATTTGAGAACCGGCACTTCAGTGGAGATTGAGGTGCCCTACGTCAATTTGGTTCCCACCAGTTTCCATGCGACACACAATCCCTGGACTCTGGTTGTTGCTGTCATAGTTCCTCTCACGTATTCAGAAGGTTCTGCTCCCAATATTGAAATTTCTGTTTCCATTGCTCCCTGTGCTCCCATTTTTAACGGGATTCGCCATCGTTTGCCTGCGACGGAGGGTCCCATACCTACACACATCAGAGAGACTCAAGGCAATTGGATCTCCACTCTACCTGACACGACAACTCCAGTTTATGGTAAGTGTTACAAACCGCCCGATCATCACATGACGGGCGAGATAACTGATTTGGTTCAATTGGCACAGATTCCAACTTTTCTGACAACTTCTCAGAATGTTTGTTACTTTACAGTGTCCAATGCAATCAATGGAACACCTTTGTATACATTTGAAGTTGGACTGAATTCCACCAACATAGTCAATTCTATGATTGGTGGACTTGCAAAAAATTTCACACAGTATAGAGGCTCACTGGAAATTGACATGATGTTTTGTGGTTCTGCTTTAACACGCGGGAAGTTTCTGCTTTGTTACACACCCCCGGGTGCTGGAGCTCCTATTTCTCTTGAGCAGGCAACTCAAGCCACTTACATAATTTGGGATCTTGGTTTGCAATCTACTTACAAGTTTACTGTACCTTACATTTCTAGTTCCGACTTTAGGTACTCCCAGGGCTCTACTGACACTGAATTGACCGTTTCTGGATATTTTACTATTTTCCAGTTCACCCCGTTGACCTATCCAGCCGGAGTTCCCAACTCTTCATCTCTGGTTGTTATGGTGTCAGCCGGCTCTGATTTTTGCTTTAGAAATCCAGTAATGATACCCTTCACTCAAGGAACTGATAATGCTGAGAGTGGCGCAGTGGAATCCACCTCTGCACCAGATGATTTTGATGCCAAAAACGTCTCAATACCTTCCTCACATTCCAACATACAGTTTTTCTTTGATAGGTCTGTTTATTACTCTCTTCTTTATGCGACGCGCGCTGACTTCACAACGCCAGGAATCAGCCCGTCTGCTCCTAATGCTGGTTTCTACTGGGCTCTTTTGTCACCTTTGCCCACATCTGCCACCTCCCAAGTCTTTGGGACGAGTGGTAATCTAACTAACACTTATACCAGATTTTGTATTCCTTTCTTGAGGTGTATGCCTTTCACCTATTACAAATGTGATCTTGAGATAACCGTTCTCTTGAATTATGCTTGGACAAATACTTTTACAACAGGATGCGAGGCTTATGTTCACTGGTACCCCGTGGGAGCTGGTCTCCCCACCGCCTCGATTATCTATCCAACCTCAGCTGTCATGAAACAGAGCACTATCATGACTGGGAGACACACTATCATTCGTGCTCCCACCAATGGTGCTATTTCTTTTACAGTTCCTTACACCTCTCCACTTGCCGCTTTACCAACTAGATATAATGGCACCTCAGCCTTTTCCCAAGGGGTGTATGGCTGTGCCCCTGGTGCTCACTTCGGGGTGCTAGCCATTCAGATAGGATCTTTCCAGACTGGTACTAACACCAATCCAACCACGAGTGGCCTCCCTGCTTTTAAGCTTTTCCTCAGGTTTAAGAATATGAGAACTTATATTCCCCAGCCCATTTCTTGGTTCGATGCTTCTGCTGTTGATTACACCCCAATGACCACCAATTTGGTGGCCTCGGTGTCCACCACTGAGAAACTCGTGGTGGATGAGGCTCATGATGTTATTGCAACTGCATATGACACCTCTAAAGTAGAGATTGATCTTCCTGACCAGCTTGTTCTTGAAACTCAAAGCTGTTTCCCTCATCCACACGTGCAGGTAAAATTTGGTCCTTTTAACTGTTCTGTCTTTGAAACTGTCTGTTACAAAAGGTGTGCTTTGGGTGATGTTGCATTACTTTTGAGAGTTAAATATAGGCATTACCATCTTGGATTTTTCCATTTGAGGCTACTGCTCTCTGGAGATGTCGAGCTCAACCCTGGGCCCAAGGCCAAGGCAAAGACTGTCAAATTTGATATACCTGAATTGGTTGCAAAATGTATGGCCGAAGAGGGCTGTTTGGATTCCAATCTTAAGGAAGAATTGACCCAATTTCTCAAAGGCTTGCCTCAAGACATTCATCTTCCGTCTCCGTGCCCAAAGAAGGTAGACAAATCAAAACTGTCTTCTGCAGAAAGAAAGGATGTAGCTTTCATGAAACTTCTTGAGTCTGAAGATCCGGCTACCACTATTGTGGCTGCTTGGCAAACCCTCTCTGATATGCAAGACATGTACAAGAGAGTGAAAGAGGCCGCTGGCTCGGCCAAAGTTTGGTTAAAGGCTTTGCTGTGTGTGGTGAAGGCTCTTGCCGCCTTCGCCATATACAAACATTCTCCAGACATGACTACTGCTCTGCTCCTTACTCTCATGGGTGCTGTTGACATGTTCAATTTTGACGGGATTTATGACTATTTTGAAAGGAAACTTGGTAAATGTTTTAAGACACCTCCTCCTGAACGACCCAAATCTAAATTTTGTTCACTGTTTACCACAGAAGGCCCTTTTGACAACATTCGGAATGCTAATGGTGTTTTCCAATTGATGAAAAATTCAGATTGGCTTATCAAATGGTTGTTTCAGGCTGTTCAATGGATTCGCTCTTGGTTTACCAAAGAGCTCGAGTCCGATGAAAGCAAACTTGCTGAACTTCTTCCTGACTTTCATGACATGGCTTCCCGGTCTCTCGCCGCGCTGGCCAGCGGATGCGAAGACCAACAGGCTCAAGAATACATGGACAAGGTTCATAAACTTGCCACATCTTGTGGTAAAGTGCAAGTTGCTAATATGGCATGCAAATACCGACGTTCATCACGGACTAATCGGTCCCGCACCGAACCAGTCGTAGTGGTGCTACGAGGTGCCCCTGGCACCGGTAAATCGGTTTGCTGTCAAATTCTTGCTGAGACTGTTTCTAAGATACTTTCTGGTTCAAAATCCACATATTCCTGTCCCCCTGATTCAGACTTCTTTGATGGCTATACTGGCCAATACTCTGTGATTCTGGATGATTTGGCTCAAAATCCCAATGGTCAGGATTTTAGATCTTTCTGTCAGATGGTTTCTTGTACTCAGTACTTTCCTAATATGGCGGCCCTGGAAGACAAGGGACGCCCTTTCACTTCAAAGTTTATTGTGGCCTCAACAAATATGGGCAGATTTCTGCCTGTGACGGTGGCCGAACCAGCTGCCATACAGAGAAGAATCTATAAGGATTTGACTATCCAGGTCGATCCGGATTTTCAATGGAAAAAGAAATTGGATTTGACTGCTGCTTTGACACCCGATGGTCCAGGCAATGGAATTTTTAGACATCATGTTCCTTTGTTTGACACCGCGGTTTCATTCTATGACGCTGCCAAGAAGAAATGTTACACTCTTATGGATCTGGTTGAAAAGGTAGTTAACAAGCTGAGAAAGAAGGATGACGTAAACAATGCTTTGGCCACATTGATTTGTGAATCCCCATCTCCTTCAACCTCCTGTTGTGTTCCTGTTTCTGTTGCTGATAAGGACTTTGAAAAACTTCGCTGTGAGCTCATGGAAGCCCATGCCGAAACTCAAAGGATGGCTCAACTCTTTTACAAGGCTGCGGGAGTTATCATGGCCGTCATGGCGGCTGTGACGCTCTACAAAACTTGCAAGTCTGATCCTGCCCCGCAAAAGCCACAACTCATTGCCGTGCCCTCCCAGTCTCGCATTCTCGAAACAACTCGAGACGCGGAATCGGCATACGATATGGTGGCCAAGAAGCGTGCCACACGTGTGCTCGAAATGGAGGCACCTCCCGTCCTTGAAATGCAAAACCCTGTGGCAGATCTTGAAATTCACCTTGCTCAATATACTGTTCATTCAATTGGTTTTCTTAAGCCTGATTCTGTTCAACCTTTGTATCAGTCTTGTGTATCAGTAAGGGATCACTTCTTTGTTGTAAACTTGCACACTTGGAATGAAGATTGGACCTCTTTTCTGCTTGGTGATAGGCACTATTACAGAGAAGACGTCACCTACACCGCTTTCAAGCGGAAGGGTGTCGACTTGGATGTTGTGCTTGTCAAATTACCAAACTCTGCCCCTAAATTCAAGGATTCTCTCAAACACTTTGTTACAGGTTCTGCTGACGCTCCTCTTGTCGGCTCTGAAGTTGTTGGAATTTCCAAACTTTCTGGGATTGGCATGACCTACACTGGTACTTATCAGGCTCATCCAAATGTTGTTGTCACAAACCAGGGCCCTTTCAATGCTGGATTTCTTTACAAAGCACCAACTCGCAAAGGATATTGTGGTTCTGCTTTAGTTGCTAAGGTAGGTAATTCAAGGAAAATAATTGGGATCCACACGGCGGGCGCTTCTGGTGTTGGCTGTGGTACCTTGGTATACAAAGAGCTTCTTGAAAAGGGAATGGCTCATCTTTCTCTTGAATGCGAGGGAGCTTTCTCTCGTAAGCCTGATGGTCCAATGGTGTTTGTACCTCGAAAATCAGCTCTCTTTCCCACCGTGGCTAAATATGCTTTTGACATGGATTGTGGACCCGCACCTCTTTCAAACAAGGATAAGAGATTGGATGATGGAGTCAAACTTGATGAACAAGTGTTTTCAAAACATACTGGCAACACTAGCGTGCTGCCTGAGGAATTCAGACAAATGATTGAGGATTATGCTAATGAGATTTTTACTTTAGTTGGGACTGATAATGGCATGTTAACCTTTGAAGAAGCTATCTCTGGAATCCCCGGACTTGACCCCATGGATCCGAACACCTCTCCTGGTTTGCCTTACACGTTGAGAAATCAACGCAGAACTGATTTAGTGAATTTTGACAATCAGCAACCTATTGATAAAGATTTTGCCCTCTCCTACAATAGGATGATTCAAGGAGATTTTTCTGAACATGAATTTCAAACTTTTCTCAAGGATGAAATACGCCCAGGGCCTAAAGTTAGAGCTGGTGGTACTAGGGTAGTTGATGTTGCTGCCTTGGAACATTGCATAATTGGAAGACAATTGTTTGGAAAATTTGCAGCGAAGATTCAGTCCTTGCCTGGCCATTCTACAGGGTCTGCGATTGGGTGCAATCCTGATGTTGATTGGACAAAGTTTGCACAACAGTGTAACAAATTTACCTACACATATGATATAGATTACAAAGCCTTTGATTCTTCTCATGGAACTGCAATGTTTGATTTGTTTTCCCGTCACTTCTTTACAACAGCTAATGGATTTAACCCCTTGTGTGCTGCTTACTTACAATCTTTGGCAATTTCACAACATGCTTTTTCAAACATGCGATACACCTTGGAGGGCGGACTTCCCTCAGGTTGTAGTGCTACTTCCCTCATTAACACCATGTTTAACAATGTCATAATTAGGGCTGGATTGAAAATGACGTACCCAAATTTTAAATTTGAAGATGTCAGAGTTATTGCTTATGGTGATGATTTGCTTGTTTCTACTAACCACATTCTGGACTTTTCTGCCGTCTCTTTAAATTTGGTTAAATGTGGATACACCATTACTCCCGCCTCCAAGACCGGAATTTTTCCTCTGAAATCCACCCTTTACGACTGTACTTTCCTCAAACGGGCCTTTGAACCCTTTGATTCTTATCAGTTCATCCATAGGCCTGTCATGTCTGATGATAATATAAAAATGATTCTCTCCTACTATCGTCCAGGGACTTTACGGGAGAAGTTGGAATCTGTGGCCCTGCTGGCAGTCCATTCCGGTAGGGTCAAGTATGACCACTTCTTCAAGCCGTTTCGTCAAGCTGGCTTTCTCGTGCCCTCCTGGGCTTCCCTGCAACGTGAGTGGGAACAAAACTTTTACTAATTTGAAATCGTTTCTGGAGCAACGCAGCGCGTGCAAGCCAGCACGTGGCAACGGCCACCAGACGCGATCTTCTGCTTTACCTATTTCTGTTAGAGTTTAAGTTTAAGTTGTTTAAGTTAAGTGATAAGCTTAGATAAGTTAAGTTTGATTAGGTTTAGTTTTAGTTTTAGG